GACGACGAGCACGTTGCGCGGGGGTAGCCATAACTCTTTGTTTTGTTTTGTAGTTCGGAAAAACTTTGTTTGTTTTTGTGTTTCGAAAAAGGAGTTCCAGTAGCAACTCAGATCAGAAAGGTTTTATAGGGCGGACATTTAAGATCACCCTACGCATACACGGTCCTCGTAAACCACATCAAGCGTATGCAAACGCTCGATGGCGGAGTCCGTCATGTACTCAACCATATTCACGCCCATTCCTTCCGCCCACTCTTGGAAACGGCGAAGCAGAAAACGAATGTCCTTATTGTAGAAGTGCTCGATGAGTACCGATTGGCTCATCAAACACAAATCGTACAGACTATCGCACCTATTAATCGCCATTGTCGCAAGAGCACGCTGCGGGTCCGGAACGGAAACATAGTCAAGTCCTCTCTTCTCAAAACGATGCTGGCAAAAAGACACCCCGTCTAAGCCCGTCAGGGGGCCGCCATCATAGTCCAAGCCAAGTTCCTCCGCGTACCTCCGGAACATATCGGGAGTGAAATCGACACACGTGCTATACACGAAGTCGTCACCCTCGACCATGCTCGCGATTTCCGCGTCAGAAGCATTAGGAAAGGCTCTATAAAAGCAGTACCTCACGACGAACATCGACAGAATGCTATTGTCAATCTTCGTGTTGTAACCACCGCTGGGATTTTGACCGAAAAGTTGGAACAGGAAGCCTTGCGGCGCGTGCACCATCGGGCTCAAGAGAACTCGAACCACGGTGGCACTCAAGTCGCTTACTTCCACAAGCTCTCCACGCAATCCATAAACCAGCTGGCGCAACAGTTGCCGCTGCTTAGAATCAAACTTATGGGCATCACCCTTGCCAAATCGATCGTGCACTGACAAGTGGTCAACAAGACGGTCCGCTCCACCGCGCAAAAACGTTCCACCCATGCAACCCTCAAAGAAAGTATCGTTAAACTTATCGTTCCAACGACCATAAACCATGACAGTTGCAATAAGGAAGGAAAGCTCACACGGAAAGAACAAACGCGCCTTCTTAGGCTCACCATCAACAATGTCACGAAGCTCGTCCTTCAGACTCAAGGTAAAGAAAGCACGAGACTCAAGCTCATCCAGATCTTCAAGACGGGCGCGAAGCGCTTCGAGCGCCTCAGGGTTCGTCAACACTTCGCCCTTTGTCTCTCCGTACCTGTTCCACTCAAATCCCGCGGAACTACCTCGCGTATTCCGAAGAATCCTCTCGACTGCTTCCTCAAACGTGAAACCAGTACTATAGCCGACGTTCTCTCGTAGAGACCTCCTAACATAAGAGTACGCGCGCTGCCAAGCCGGAATGTTAACTCCGATCGGACCGCCCGCGTACCTCGAAAGAGACTCGAGATACAGGTCAGGGTATTTCCTAGAAATTCCACGTCCAAGGACGTCGGGGGAAGACGGCAAGAATGAATGCCAAAAAGAATTAAAACCAAGACGAGAATTTTTTACAAAATGATATCGAAAACTCCTGCGGCCCATTAGATATGGACCACAGTTCAGAAAAAAGAATAGGCGACGTTATGCGTGCTTGTCGCACTAGCATGAACGCCGACAACGGCCCACTTCCCGCCGACAAAGGCGAAAATCAGCGAGCCGCTGTGACCCGGTAGAGTACCGCAGGTGTGACGCAGTTTGCCTTCATCCATCTGAAAGACGTTTCCGGCGCTTACCTCACCCTGTTTCCAGATCAGTGCCGAGGCATGAGCCACGCTCATCTCAGCCGTTTTTGCTGCTCGGGGGAGCGTACCAGGGGGCTTGAGGACCGCGATGGCATCATTCTTGTCTTCATTGAAGTAACGAATAACAGACACCGGTTGCTTCCCAGCCGTATCCCAGAACGCACCACCGTCACGAACAGCATGAGCGATCGAGACAACCATAGGACTACCTTCATGTGACACCGCACCAGCCATCGCACGAGAAGTTCCATCCTTATTGAACAGAGGGATCTCGCCAGAGGAGTCAGGACTGAACGGAGGCAGAGCATGAATTTTCTCGGGGTCGAAGGAATGCGGACCATCGTCACGCACCTTTCGCCCTTTGTTATTATCTCCGTCTCCGGACGCCATGTAACCGCCCTTGCGTTTGATCTTCTTCTTCTTCTCGTCCGGTAGATCGGACTCTACTTCACCGGAACTCAATAGGTCCGCGATGAATGCACTTAGGCCCCCCCTTCTTGTGACCTTTTTCCAGGCCCGAGCGGTTACAACCGACAACGCAATGACCGCCACAATGATGGCCACTACCCGCCACTTGTTCCGCTTTAAGCGGTTCCAAATGCCGGCACGCGAACCCAACCCCACGCCGTGAAGCATCGCATCAGGGATGTCAATGTTAAAAGTACCATCCTTGAAACAAACACGACGGAGAATCGAGAGCACGCGCTGGAGGGCAGCAAATTCCTCCTTGCCGTTACCCCAAAAGAAAAGGGCGACAAAACCGAAATCTGCAGTCCATTCAATGATATGGAACATGCGCTGCAGTCCCCGATCAACGGTCTCCTTCTGCAAGATCTTGCGCTTGAGTAGGATGCCGAGAATGCGAACAACTGTTAACGCAACGACCACACCAGAGGCTGCTACCGAGATTTTAAACAGCTTGCTCATATCATCAGCAAGCTGCCTGACCTCCTCGGGAACTTCCTCATCCTCGCCTGATTGCGAAGCCACTGCGGGAGCAGGTACCGATGGACGGCTTGCCCTCGAGCGGCTACGCCAGACTCGAATCTGTTTGAACTTCACCCACCACTCCTGCATCCAGAGGGCTAGAATGGCCCCGAACGATTGATCAACCCCAAGAGGAAGACCCGTCGCCATAGGGCTCACAACAGCCATACCCGCAACGATGCCCGCGACAGCGCTAAAAAATGCAACAAGTGCAAAAAACATGATGACCGGAAGAAGGCTCTGGGACACTTCAATTCCAGTGAAAACTAGCACTGCCAGAAGACACTCAAGTGAGAAAGAAAAAGCGTATGTTCTGATGTATGACACCAG